AAGGGGGAGCTTGTCATGGTCACTGCAGGAAGTGGACTTGGCAAATCTCAATTTCTTAGAGAGATTGTATGGCACATACTTAACAAGACAACTGACAAAATCGGACTTATGTTTCTTGAAGAGGGAGTCCGCAAAACTGCTCGTTCCCTCATGTCTTTGGCAGTAAACAAACCAATTCATTTACCTGATGTTGAAGTAACACCGGAGGAACTTAAAGATGCTTTTGATAGAACACTCGGAAGTGACCGCATTTATTTGTTTGACCATTTCGGGAGTACTTCTTTGGAAAATATTGTCAATCGAGTGCGTTACATGGCTAAAGGTCTTAATTGTGGCTATGTGTTTCTTGACCATCTCAGCATTATTGTTAGTGGTGGTGATGTTGGAGATGAGCGTAAAGCCTTGGATTCCATTATGACGAAGTTGCGTATGTTGGTCCAAGAGACAGGTATTAGTTTGATTTGTGTTTCACATCTGAAAAGACCTGATAGCAAGGGACACGAAGAAGGCGCTGCAACATCTTTAGCACAACTTCGTGGCTCTGGCGCTATTGCACAGCTATCTGACATAGTGATTGGTTTGGAGCGTAACGGACAAGCACTAGATATGATTGAGAGAAATACAACACAAGTGAGGGTGCTAAAGAACCGCTTTAGTGGCTATACTGGTAATTGTGGCTCACTGTTGTATAATGGGCAAAGTGGTCGTATGTTTGAAATTAAGGATACATTATGAAAGATATAGTAGAAGCAGCACGAGAGTATGCGAAACAGGATGAGTATTCCGTTACTCGCAATTACATCAACGCATTGTGCCTTGAGATAGACCGACTACGCACACTGAATAAGGATGTCTTTGGTCGCATACAGGACAATACTGAAATCTATGCTGATGCAGAGCGTTATCGCTGGCTACGCAGTGCGTCATGGGATGTTGATACTAGCTTAGTAGCTCCATCTGTTATTGCCTGTAATGGTGATATGAGTGAGTGGAGATGGATGATTGGTAATGAGATTGATGTTGCCGTTGATAAGTTTATTGCGGAGGGTAAGTGAGCTTTGACATCATGACCGAAAAAGGTATGAGAGTTACTCAATGGTTTAGCTCAGTTGATGAGCTACTGAAGTCTATGTTGGCTAACCCTAAAGATAGGTACTGGAGAAATACATGAACAATGAACCAGTAGCGTGGATGATGGTAAACAGAGAAAACACAAGTGCGTATCTTACCTTTGATAAACCTACAAGGGATATGAAGATAAGCCACGAACCACATGAACTCTATACCCATCCAGCAAAGACATTAACAGATGAGGAAATACTGTTTATGTGCGATGACCATAGAAATAAATATGGCGGTATAGAGCCAATAGGATTTGCTAGAGCAATACTAAGAAAGGCACAAGAGAAATGATATGGTATGGAGATGCCCGCCACTACACCTGCCTAATTGGAATAACTTATGGAAATGGAAAACAGAGATGGTGAAATCACCCTGCATTGGTAAATGCACTTATGACATCACAATCAATGAATGTAACGATTGTGGCAGAACTAAAGATGAAATTAGTCGATGGTATGTAATGACTGATGACGAGAAGTTAGAAGTATTAGAAAGGTTAATGAAAGATGAGTTAGAAGTATTAGAAAGGTTAATGAAAGATGAGTAAGAAGAATATTAAAGTAGATGGCTATGTTTGGGTTGCGGAGAATGGTGCAATTGATTATGGCTTTTGGTTTGGTGATTCTGATGAGCCTGTGTCATTCTCAACAACATTAAAAGAGATTGTTAGGAATACTCTTGAATCTCATCGTTTAGATACTGGAGTTATTGCAGAATACCATCTTGAAGACATGAAACGATTGAGTTTATCTATTCAAGCAGCAAAGAATATTATTGACCATGAGATTAAACGCATGGAAGGTGTTGAATTAAATGATTGAGCATTGGATTGTTGGTGCTACCGGAGTAGGATACCTTGTTGTAGGTATGTTACAATTAAGTAAAGGGTCTATTCCTAATGCGTTAATATGGATTGGCTACGCTGCAGCTCAAGTAGGCTTATGGATGAACATTAAATGAAAATCATTCTTGATATTGAAACTAACTTAGCACACGATAAGATTTGGTGTGTAGTTTGTCGTGATATAAAAAAGAATGTAGTATCAACTTTCTTTCAAGCTACTGAATTACAAGCGTTTTTAGACGGGTGTGAAAGTATCATTGCTCACAATGGAATCTTCTTTGATTTTCCTGTATTGAAAAGAGTTTGGGGTATTACTGTAAAGAAGTCGCAAGTAGTAGATACGCTGGTGTTGTCACGCTTATATAACCCTAGCTTAGAAGATGGACACAGCCTTGCTGCTTGGGGTAATCGTCTTGGGTTTACTAAAGGAGACTTTAAAGACTTTGACAATGGACTTACAGATGAGATGTTGGAGTACTGTATTCAAGATACACTAGTAACACAAAAGTTGTATGAACATTTAACTCAGGAGATGCAAAATGACTACTCGAAAGAAAGTATCAAACTCGAACATGAGGTCGCAATCATCATTGCGGAACAAGAAAGAAACGGATTCAAACTCAATGAAGCAGCAGCTTTACAATTACTTTCTGTACTTAAAACTAAGCTGGACACTATTCAAGTTGAAATGGCTACAATCTTTCCAGATAAAATCACCAGTGGTAGAACCCACAAAAAGACAGGTAAACCGCTTAAAGACATCATCACCCCGTTTAACCCCGGCAGCCGAAAGCAAATTGCTGAACGACTTATCGAAAAAGGCTGGAAACCGAAAAAGCACACCGAAAAAGGTATCGTCATCGTCGACGAAGAAGTCCTCGCCAGCCTCGACTACCCAGAAGCGAAAGCCCTCGCAGAATACATGATGTTACAAAAGCGGATAGCACAGATTGATAGCTGGCTAGAAGCTCTTGGCAAGGATGGTAGGGTTCATGGTCGTGTCATTACTAACGGAGCTATTAGTGGCAGGGCTACACATATGTCTCCTAACATGGCGCAAGTTCCGAACATGGACGCAGCCTATGGAAAAGAGTGTCGTTCATTGTGGACAGTTGATGAAGGTAATGCTTTAGTCGGAATTGACTTAGCACAGTTAGAACTTCGTTGTTTAGCACATTATATGCAAGACGAAGATTACAAAACAACATTATTATCAGGAGATATCCATGAGAAAAACCGCCAAGCAGCGGGTCTTTCCAGTAGGGGAGAAGCAAAGCGTTTTGGTTTCGCATTTCTTTACGGGGCAGGTGGCGCAAAGATTGGTCAGATTCTTGGTTGTTCAACGCAAGAAGGACAAGCCGTTATTAATCGGTATCTCAAAGCAATGCCAAAACTCAAGAGTCTTCGTGACAAGGTTGAAAGAATGTCTGCAACGGGGACGCTTCCGGGTCTTGACGGTAGGAGACTTAACATTCGTTCCGCACATTCGGCGGTCAATACACTCTTACAAGGCGCAGGAGCTATTGTCGCCAAACAGTGGATTATCGAAACCACGAAGATGCTCAGGACAGACAAGATACCTTATCGACTTGTTGCATGGGTACACGATGAAATACAGATTGAAACTCCGCAAGCCTACGCTGAAATCGTTGGTAAAACAGCCGTCGAAGCAGCGAGGATTGCAGGGATGGTTTTAAAAACGAGGTGTCCGATGGATGCTGAATATAATGTAGGAACTAACTGGAGCGAAAGCCATTAAATGACTGAAAAAAAAGACCCAAACCTACTTGGTATGGTAGCTGTGTCTGCATATAAAGATGGGACATATTCACTTAGTTCTAGCTTTGATTTAAATGAAACTTACGAGTTGCTAAAGGATGCTGTTCTAGATATTGAGGATGGTACATTAGAAGATTCTATTGATTATCATAATGAATCATTGCACTAATTTTTTAGTTGTTGTATAATTACCAAGCAGTATTTCTAAACCGTAGTAGATAAGGAGATTTAAAATGGAATTGAAACCAGTTAAGATTCAAGCAGAAATTCAGTGGGCTTTCTTTGACAAAGTAAATGACATGAGTGGCAAGTTCCAGTGTGACTTAGCTAACCTGTCAACGGCAGCCGTCGAAGCCCTAGAGTCTATCGGTCTTGCACCTCGCAAGCGTGAAGACAAGCCTGAGAAGGGTTGGTTCTTGACAGTAAAGTCAAACTATGCTATCCAGCCTTTTGATAAAGAAGGTGCTGAGATTAAAGATGTAGTTGGTAACGGCTCTAAAGCAATTGCTTTGATTAAGCCTTACAGTTGGAAGTGGAAGAATAAGGAAGGTGTCAGTGCTTCTTTGTCTAAGATTATCATTACCGATTTAGTGAAATACAACGCTAATGGTGATGACAATGCTTCTATTGAAAACTTGGATGACGACATCCTGTGATAACAGCACTCATTGACGCTGATAGTCTTTGCTACGCAGTAGGCTTCTCTAGTAACGATACAGAGGAGTCTATTGCAATAGCAAGGCTTGAAGCAACAATGACTGAACTTTGTATGGAGCTGGACTGCCAAGATTACAAAGGTTTCCTCACAGGTAGAGGTAACTTTCGTGATTCAATAGCAGTTACAGTTCCATATAAGGGTCAGCGAATAACAGAAAAACCTGTTCATTTACAATCACTTAGGTGTCATTTAGTGACATCATGGGGATTTAAAGTAGTAGAAGGAATTGAAGCAGACGATGCCGTTGGTATTGCTGCTTACGCAGTTCCTGAAGATGAAACCATCATGGTTCATATTGATAAAGACCTTAATCAATTTAGAGGTTGGCATTACAACTATCGCAAAAAAGAAAAGTATTATGTCTCTGAGTTTGAAGGATTGCGTTCTTTCTATACTCAGATTCTTACTGGTGACAGAATTGATAACATTGTCGGACTGAAGGGTATCGGTCCTGTTAAAGCTAAAAGGATTCTTGAAGAATGTACAAACGAAAACGAACTATATCAAGCAGTCCTCAAAGCCTACGAGGGCGACCAGCAGCGAGTGTTGGAGAACGGACAGCTACTCTGGTTACAAAGAGAAGCCAACCAAGTCTGGCAACTTCCAAGTTAGTCTTAGTAGAGTGGTTAGACGCTCTTGCTCAAGGTGAATGGCACGAAGCAAAGCGAGAAGATTTACAGTGTAAGACAGTTGGGTTTGTTGTTTATGAAGATGACCAACAGATTGAATTAGCAGGAACGATTACCGAAGGAATGTGCAACAACAGTATTACCATTCCAAAACAGATGATAGTTAAACGAAAGGCAATTCCTCTTGAAGACATCAAGCGCAAAACAAAAAGGAAGACTGCTCCAGCAGTGGACAGTAAAGCAGTTACTAGCGAGATACCCACAACTAACGGACAAGGACTTACGCAGTTGTCCAATGGGTAGTCATGGTGAAGATGTTGTGATGTCTCAGTTTGCTAAGGAAGAGTTACCTGCAACATTCGAGTGTAAATCTTTAGCAAAGATAGCCGTCTACAACTACTACGAGCAGTGCAAGAAGCATGGTGATGGTGAACCAATAGTTATTATTAAACAGAATAACTGTAAACCACTAGCAGTAATTGATGCAGAATTATTATTTGATTTGATGGCTCAATAAGGAGAAATATATGTACGATAGCGTAATGCGAGTTAAATTTGAAATTGAAGATGAAGACGGTAAATTGGTTAAAGAGTTTGATACTGATGACATGACATCATGGACAGACCTAATGTTAAAGTTTGCAGACTTTTTATCTGGTCAATACGGTTATGGAATTACTGAAAAGGTACGATTTATTACAGACTATCCATTAGGTCGTGATACAGAGTATGCAATCTCTACTCAAGACTGGTCTTGGCTTGAGAAACACAAAGAAAGATTTCAACAACAAGCGAATATGTTTAATGATGAGGATGACTCCAATTGAAAATTCTATTACTTGATATTGAGACAAGTCCTAACACAGCCCATGTTTGGGGTCTGTGGCAGCAGAATGTCAGTATCAATCAGTTAATGGAGTCTTCCTATGTCCTATGCTACGCAGCTAAGTGGCTAGGTGAAGAAGATGTCTATTTTGATTCTGTACACCAATCTAAACCTAAATCAATGTTGAAAGGTATTCATGCTCTTCTGGAATCTGCTGATGCTGTTATTCATTACAATGGAACTAAGTTTGATATTCCTACTCTTAACAAAGAATTTCTACTCACCAAATTACTTCCACCATCGCCTTATAAGCAGATTGACCTATTGCGTGTGGTTCGTAGTAATTTTAGGTTTCCTAGCAATAAGTTGGATTATGTTTCTCAACGCTTGGGTCTAGGTAAGAAACACGCTCACGAAGGACATGAGTTGTGGGTTAAGTGTATGAATGGTGACAAAGATGCTTGGAAGCGAATGGAAGACTACAACATTCAAGATGTGGTTTTGCTAGAGAGTCTTTACGAGAATCTACTGCCTTGGATTAAGAACGCTCCTAATCGTAACCTGTATCAAGACATCACTGGTTGTCCTACTTGTGGTTCTACTCATCTTCAAAAGCGTGGTGTAGCAGTGTCATCAACAGGTTCTTACCAGCGTTACCAGTGCAGAGCTTGTGGTAGCTGGAGTCAAGGAACTAAATCAGTTAAAAAATCTGTGGAGGTAAAACATTGTGCATAACCCAGTAGCAATGCCCTATCCTTACGGCTATACAGATGGTCAGGAAGACCCCGGAGATAGCTTATCCCGACAAGTCGGTGGCAGTCACTACAAAGTAGCTACTATCCAGCCTTGGGATGTCATGGCTGCATACGGACTTGACCCTTGGTCAGCAAATGTGTTAAAATACTTACTTCGATTTCCTTACAAAGCAGGTCGTCAGGATTTAGAAAAAGCACAGCATTATATTGAATACCTCATCACGCATTACGATGAAGTAAACGATATGTATTACAACAAATAAGAAAGAAAGATATGCCGTTACTGCTGCATGAAATAAAAGAACGATTGATTGCCTTGGATGAGATAACACTCTTAGAGCTTTTAAACATCAGCAGTGAAGACATTGTAGAGATGTTCTCGGATAAAATCGAGGACAATGCCGATAGACTAGAAAAAGAGGTTTTATAACATATGCCATACACAATGACTCCGTACAACACTTTTATTGCTAAATCAAGATACAGTCGCTATCTTGACGATAAAGGTCGTCGTGAACACTGGAACGAAACAGTAGCTCGTTACTTTGACTTCATGGAGAAGCATTTAGCAACAAAACAAAACTACACACTAACAAAAGAATTACGCAGTGAATTAGAACAAGCTGTAACCAATCTTGATGTAGTACCAAGCATGAGAGCAGTGATGACAGCAGGACCTGCATTAGAGCGTCAGAATGTAGCTGCATTTAACTGTTCATATTTACCAATTGATGACCCTAAAGCCTTTGATGAAGCAATGTATATTCTTCTCTGTGGCACTGGTGTCGGTTTCTCAGTGGAGCAACAATATGTTAAGAAGTTACCTGAAGTCCCGGAGCAGTTGTTTGATAGTAAGAGTTCTATTGTTGTGTCGGATTCTAAAGAAGGATGGGCTAAATCGCTTCGACAACTCTTGGCTCTTTTATACGCTGGGGAGATTCCAAAGTTCGACACTTCAAGAGTTCGACCTGCCGGAGCAAGACTTAAAACTTTCGGGGGAAGAGCCTCTGGACCCGGTCCTTTGGAAGAACTTTATAAGTTTTGCGTTGCCAAGTTTAAAGGAGCAGCAGGTCGTCGTCTCACTTCCCTTGAGTGCCATGATATTCTCTGCAAAATCGGGGAAGTTGTTGTTGTGGGTGGAGTCAGACGGTCAGCAATGATTAGTTTGTCAGACTTATCTGACGACAAGATGGCTCATGCCAAAGCAGGTAACTGGTGGGATGGTCAAGGTCAAAGAGCATTAGCAAATAACTCTGCTACATATACTGAGACACCATCTATTGGTCAATTTATGCGTGAATGGAGTTCTATCTATGAATCACATAGCGGAGAGCGTGGTATCTTCAATCGTGATGCTTCTCAGGTGCAAGCTGCTAAGAATGGACGACGAGATGCGACTTATGAGTTCGGAACAAATCCATGTAGTGAAATCATTTTGCGTCCTTATCAATTCTGTAATCTGTCTTCTTGCATCATTCGCTCTGACGATACTATTGATAGCATTGAAAATAAGATTCGTCTTGCAACTATTCTTGGAACTTTTCAAGCGTCGTTAACAGACTTCCCTTACTTGCGTAAGATTTGGCAGAAGAACACTGAAGAAGAAGCACTCTTAGGTGTGTCGATGACTGGTATCTGTGATAATACTTTATTGAATAACCCTGATGATGAGTCATTACCTGCTCGATTGGAGAAACTTCGTGATATTGCTGTTAGTACTAACGCTTTCTATGCTGCTGCTATCGGTATTAATCAGTCAGTCGCTGTTACCGCAGTTAAACCCGAAGGTACAGTTAGTCAGCTTTGTTCTACTGCTAGTGGTATCCATCCTCAACACAGTAAGTATTATATTCGTCGTGTCAGAGCTGATAACAAAGACCCTTTAACACAGTTTATGATTCAAGCTGGTTTTGTAGCAGAGCCTTGTGTTATGAAACCTGAGTCAACTACAGTATTTAGTTTTCCTGTAGAAGTAGCTGAAGGTGGACTATTGCGTGAAGACTTAACTGCGATTCAGCACTTACGCTTGTGGTTGATATTCCAGCGTCACTACTGTGAGCATAAGCCGTCTGTGACAATCTCTGTCTTAGAGAAAGAATGGATGGATGTAGGGGCTTGGACATTCAAGCACTTTGATGAAGTTACTGGTGTGTCTTTCCTGCCGATGGATGGTGGTACTTACAAACAAGCACCTTATGAAGAGTGTGATGAAGAGACTTACAACAGATTAAAGTTGTTAGTTCCTACTACAGTCGATTGGGAAAACTTCAAAGAGTATGACGATAATGTCGAAGGCGCTCAAATGCTAAGTTGTACTGCTGCGGGAGGCTGTAGTATCTAGTATGGGAGACTGGACTAAATACAAAGTCGAGGATATGATAGGTAAGTCATTTAATAAGTGGCTTGTCCTATCGTTTTCCCATAAGAATACCTCTGGAAACTGGTTTTACACTTGTAGATGTAAGTGTGGTACAGAGTCTGCCGTATCTGCTACAAACTTACGAACAGGTGGTTCTAAACAATGCAAACTTTGTGCAGGAAAACAGAATGGTAAAAAAGGAGTGTACGCACAAAATATAGGTTCTTCACTGTATGTCATTCGCTGTGAATCCTATTACAAAATAGGAACAACAAAGAATATTGAAGAACGAGTACGGACTATTAAAGCAGGAAATCCCTTTCAATTAGAAGTTGTATATTACGGAATTGATAAGGGAGAAACAGAAGAATATTGGCATCAATATTTTAAAAACAAACATCATTCAGGTGAATGGTATTGTTTAAATAAAGAAGATGTTGAAATTATTAAAGCAGGTGGGTGCGAAATCTAATTCCTTGTGTGTGGTAGTACTTTAGCCCCTCTTCGGAGGGGTTTTTTTATGAGTAAACTCTAGTACCTTGTTTGTCTATAATTAGCACTTGTTTACGAGGTGGTCTAGCTGGCATATCAGGAACGCTTATATGTGTCCATGAGTCGAATTCTCGTATGAGTTGGTCATACCCTATGTCCGAATCCATGATAGCCTTCACGACCTCATTAGGGGTCATTCCGGGGACTCTAATATCTGCTGCACAGCCGATACGATGCTGGCTAGTATCTTTAGAGCCAACAGAATCATTAACCTGCTTAGACCTGAATCCAGAGTTAATCATCACAGGCTTACCACCTAGCAAAGTCTTAACTTGCTCAAGCAAAGCTGCCAATCGCATTAGATTAGCTAGTTCACTTGCTTTAGGGGTATTGTCAAACTCTCTATGAGAAGTAGCCGTTAGTTCTTCAAGAGTAAAGTGTTCACTTAGGTTCATCTTTGCCTTTCTTCATATCCATAATTTTCTCTAATGTACGACCACCGAAGTAGAAAGACATAATCAACATACCCCATTGACCTAATAACTGGACATACTCAGAGTTGACATCAATCTTAGCAGCAGACAAACCAGCAAAGATAAAGTAACCAGCAAGAATAGCCATTAAAGTCATAGGACGAATGTTCTTAGACAGCCATGAATCACTAGCCATATCAGCTTGTAATCTAGCTGTAAGTTCGTGTTGTTCTGCCATGTCAGCATTAATCTGAGCTAACTCACCGTTCTGTTGCATCTCTAACAGTTTAAGTTTAGCTTGTTCTGCCTGAGCAGGGTCTGGAAAGACCTTATCCAGTATCTTGCTACCAATGTCTAGTAAAGCACCTAATGGAAACATTATTTAATACCCCATGTTAAATACCACGCTATAAATGCAGCTACAAAAAAACACCAAAACTGTACTCGTCTTACTGACTTTAAATCATGTTGAAACTCTTGAATATTATGTTTCTCAAGAGCTTCTATTTCAGTCTTAATACGGAGAACAGAATCCCATTCTTTAGAACCATACTGCTTAATAAATTGTTTTTTAAGTTCGACCTCTTGGTCTGTCAGCAATTTACGACGCTTATATTCGTCGAGTGCTTTAAAGATAGCTTGTTGTTTTTTAAACTCTGCTTCTCGTTGAGCAGTTCGTCTCTCTTTAGCTTTTTGTTGAGCAACAGCTAGTCCGTCATTCTGAATAGCTTCAACTTGTTTAGTTAATGATTTAGCACTCTCACGACTAGCATCAAGACTACCAGTGAGTGTTTTTACTCCTTCGTTTATTCCATAAGGGTCGGACATAGTTATTCATCGTGTGTATAGTGTGTATTATTGTGTTTGCAATACCAGTGGCTGTAGAATTATCCTACGGCTAAACGCTTCTCTAGTTTCAGGAGTCAGTCTTGACATAAACGCAGTAACAATACTTTGCATTTTACCTTTAGGAACACCTTCAATAAAAGCAGCTAGTTTTTCTGGGTTTAACATCATGTCTGCAGCATATCTGTTAATGTCGTCTGTTGCGTCTTTTTTGAGCAGTTTCAACACAACATTAGTAATAGTTGCATATCGGTTTAACAAAGTAGGAAGTTCTGGTGTTTGTTGTCCAGCTACTTTAGAAAAACCTGCTAATTCTTCTGCTTGAGCTTTTCTTTGAACATCTAAAAGAACTGTATCGATGTCATTCATCTGTTTAGGTGTCAATACTTCATCTAGCTTTTGGAATCTATTTTGTCCAGTAGAGCGTTTAATGATGTTTGCTCCGTTTTCTACTGCTGCGGCAAAAGCTGCTGCTCTTTCTTTATTGCCTAATGGAGTTCCAAGTTGTTTTTCTAATGCTTGAGCAATTTGCATCTGATTAATCTTGGTAGACTGTTCTTGGAAAGTAGTTAAATATTTTTGCCAATCACCGCTATTACCAGCTTTTTCAATAGCATTATCAATATAACTCTTTACATTCTTTTCTAAACCACTAGTTAATTTAGCGTCCCAGTTTTTACTAGCTTCAGAAAACTTCTTAATATCGTTACCAATTTCTTTACGAATAGTGTATAAATCTCTGGAATCAATTACACCAGTTGTAGGGTTTGTAAAACGAGTTAATTTTTCTTTTAAAGACTCGAAGACACCAGTAACAACATCTGATGCTCTTTCACCCGGTTTATTTAAGATAGTGTCAATATTATTAATAATTGGCTGTATTCTTAAAGGATAAAAACCTTCAGCAGCAAGACTGTCTAATTGTAGTTTTTTAAACTCACCTTCAGCTTGTCGTTGTTTAGCTATATTTTTAGAAAGTGTAGCACCTTCTAAGTTACCTAAAACTCTATCAAAATTCTGACTTAATTCTGGACCAACACGAGGATAGCCAGCAACAGGGAAGAAGTTACGAGCTAGTTGCTGTTGTTGCTGTGCTTCTGTGTCTAACAGTCCACCAACCTTTAATGCTCCTGCTTTGCTCTGAAACTTCTCAGCAATCTGTTGTTCTAGTTTAGGAACTAATTCTCCAGCAATATTTGCTTGACCTAAAGCACTTTCTCTTAAAGGAGCTGTGGCTTGTGTTCTTGCTGCAATAGCTTCTAAGATGTCAGCTTCTGTCCCGCCTGTTTTTTGTAGTGCTTGTTTACGAGCAGCTTGTTGTGCAAAATCTCTAACAGCAAAGTCAGCAGAAATACCTTGTTTTGGAAGTGTCTCTAAACTTTTTTGATATGCAGCTAAACCAGTTGCTTCAGGAATAGCAGATATTGCTTCTGCTGCTGTAGGTTTTGAACCCGGAACAATTTCAGGAGCTGTACGCAGTGCAGAAATAATTTGATTAGGTTCTTTACCTGCTAGTTCAACTAAACGCTCTTGTAAAATAGCTTTTTGACCAGCAGTAGTCAGTGGTTTAGCAAACTCTTTGGCAATGTTATAAGCACCTTTACCTAAATCTAATGCACCACTTAATACTCCACCCATTACAGCACTAAGACCAACTTGTTTAATCTTTTCTGACAGTAAATTCTGAGCATCTTCAACAGGAGTTAAAGCACCTAAGATAGCCCCTTGACCAGCATACTGACCAGCTCTAGATAGTCCTGTAGTTGCAGTAGCAGCAGGTAGAAGTTTATTGACTGGACTTACTAAAGCCCCGCCTAATTCAGCAAAATCATAACCAGTTGCTCCAGCATTGGCTCGTTGTTGAGCATAGGCTTTTTGTGCTTCAGAAGCAAACTGCTGTCCTGTATCTGTGCCAGTTAATTGTGCTACTGCTGCAACAGGATTAATTACAGCACCTTTAGCCAGACCTGCACCGATTTGCAATCCTCTATTAACACCTTGACCAACAGCTTGCATAGCAGGACCTTGAGCAGTTTGTTGCTCTTGACCTAAATAGCTAAACGGATTAGAAGGGTCTGCCAACATAGACTCAGGAGCAACTTCTCCTGTCTGTGCTGGTAGCTTAGGTTTTGTAGATATACCTAAATGAGTTTGAATTTTAGAAATGGCTTGTTCATTAGACAATCCTTCTGGAAGGTCGTAATGCACACCTTCATATTGATATACTGGCATATTTGTCCTTATTTCAATACGATTGGATTAGAGGCAGTTCCTTGTTGTCCAGCTCCACCACCTTGACTTGATGGGGTTGCTTTACCAGCTTTACGAACTGCGTCTCTCCAATTAGAATAATGTAGTTCAATTTTATCTAAAGCATCTTTTAATTGTTTAGAACTTTGGTCTTGGTCTAAAGAAGCAATAGTAGATTGTAACGCAACTAATTCTTGTACTGCTACTTGACCTAAAGCACCGCCAGTTGGAGAAGCATCTCTCATTTGTTGTAATCTATCAAATCCTAGATTTGCTTTAATTGTAGTTAAACGCTTACTTAAATCTTTAGATTCTGTTAATGGAATACTAGACAACCACGAACCTGCTCCTGCAGTGAACGGAGACACCATCTTTTTAGTATCTTGCACTTCTGAAATAATTCTATCTGCTCCACTAATAGCCATATCTGCTGCTTGAGTTTGTTTTGCTTCTTTTTCAGCTCGTTTCTCATCTGCTGCAGACATTCTAAGACCAGCCATTAGTCCAGCAATCTCTTGTCTACCTGCCATCATTATTTCAGCAATTTGTTTCTGGTCAGCACCACGCTGTTTAGCAGCTTCTAGTTGACCTTGAATACGCTCACGAGCAATCTGTAACTGTGTATCACGAGCAGCCTGTTTTTCATCAACTTTAGTTTGAATCTCTAAAGCTCGTTTAGCTAACTCTTGAGCAATGTCAGGACGACCAGCAGCAGTTGCTTGTTGAGCAGCAGTTTGTAAAGACTTTAGATTAGTAAAATCAACACCGCCAAGTAACTGCTGTTGTTGTGTTACTCGTTGCATCAAAGGGTCTTGAACACCAAATAAAGCACCTGCTTGCTGTACTCCACGAGCACCCATGACATTAGCACCAAGCACTGAACCAGCACCGGGTTTTAATGCCTCTGCTGCCGCAACTTCTTTAGCAAAGTTTAAGTTCTGCTGTTCACGAGCAATTTGTAAGCCTTCTGGACTTGCACCAAAAAGACCACCAACAATATTATCGAATCCGTCTGCCATAATTATTCCTTAACTTAACCAGTTTGCAATTGTTGGGTTTTGTAACAGCATACCGCCAACTTGATTACCAAGTCCTGTAGCTACTTGTCCTAATTGATTGTAAGTACCTTGCATTGAAGCATTGCCTAATAACGAACCTGTAGCAGCCAATTGAGCAGCATTAGTTTGTCCTGTTAGACCTAACTGACCAGCGGATGCACCTGCAGCAGCTTGTGCTTTAGCAAGGTCTGTAGACAATGTCAATGGTTGTTGTGCGTAGCCTTGTAATGTATTAGCAGAACCAAACAAACCAGTTCCTGTATTAATTTGTGAATTTAATAAGTTTTGAGCATAAGTAGGTGCGTTAGCAGCTAATTGAGCATCTTGTTGTGCAATAGAATTATAATAAGCAGCTAGTTGTGGATTAGTCTGCATTAATCCAGTTTGACCGGGAGCATACCCAGCCATTGTACCGCCAGTAGCTAAACCAGTTGTTCCAGTTTGGAACTGAGTATTATTTAAGTTAGCTAATGCTTGTTCACGACCCGGAGCGAGTAATCCTTGTTGTTGTGCAATATACTGTTGCTGTATGTCTTGAGTATTAGTAGTTGTTGGAAGTGCTTGAGCACCTAGACCAAACAAATTCTGTATTTGTCCACCAACTTGTGCAGTAGGAGTAAAACCAGCAGAAGTGAGTTGTCCTGTTACTGGGTCTCTAGTGAACTGTGAAGAACCAAAGAAGTTAGTTGTTCCAATAGGAGTAAATGAAGCTAGGTTCTGTGCTTGAGTAGCTGCGTTACTTACTTTTTGTGATTGTGCATTGTAAGCATTTTGAACAGCTTGTTGGTTCTGTCCAGACAAATATAAACCAGCAGCACCACCTAATAGATTACCTAAGCCAGTATTCTGTCCTAGACCTAAAGCAGCTCTTTGTTGAGCAGTTCCACCACCGCCTAGCAATGCTTTAACAGCTTGTGAGCCTAAACTTTTAACTAGATTCAAAGCAGTACTTGAATCACCGCCTGAACTAATAAAAGAAGGAGTATTAGCAAGTGCTGCCGTAAGTTCTGCATCAGACATATTAGTATACGGATTAGCTGGAGCAACACCACCGTAGTATCCGCCTTGTTGAGCTTCAACATCGCCCATGTTTAAGTTTGCATAGGGGTCATACCCTAGGTCTGCATAAGTAGGTCCGTATATTTCATCCATGCCTGTTGTTCCTGTATTTGTACTTCCTGTATTCATTCCATTAAATAATCCTGCACCAGCATCAACACCTGCATTTACTCCTGCGCCAATACCTGCGTTGACAGCACCGCCAAGTAATCCTTGTCCAATGTCTCCACCAGTAGCGGCTGCACCCACAGCACCGCTAGTTGCACCACCAGCAATTTGCCCTGCTGTAGTTGACACTGCGTTACCTGTACCAATACCTGCATTTTGTGCAGCAAGCATTGCTGTTTGTTGAGAACCTAACTCAGTTCCATATTCTGCCATTGTACCAATGTAGTCACCAACTTCTACACCTGCAGCAGTTGCCGCAGCAGAAACGGCTGCTCTAAATGCCACATCTTCAATAGGTAATCCAGCAGCAACTCCTTTAGCGGCTGCATAGGCTGGAATTGCATACAACGATGTACCGCCAGTAGCGGGGGCAGCAGCAATCGCTGCAATCTTAACTACAGTACCTAAAGGGTCGTCAATAGCGGGTTGAATTACTGAATCATTAATAAAGCCACCGACATCTTCTACAGCGCCTAAGAGACCGCCTCCGCCACCATCAGTACCTATAGCAGAAGACACAGAGTCTAATACTCCACCTCCACCACCTCCTTCAAGTGTCATTCCATAAGAGAATGGACCACTAGCACGAGGGGAAAAGGCATTGATTGGAAGAGTAGAATCTAAACTATATCTCATTTAGCAATCTCCAGTTCCCATGCAATCTTATTACCTTTTTTAGTAGTCTTTACTGGTCCTAATGTTTCTAACATTTTAATCAATCTAGGATTAGTTGTTTCTGATTTAAGTTTCTTAACACCAGCTTTTTTAACTGAATCAAAAGCAACTTTCATTGCTTGTGGAAGTGTAGACAAAGGGTCTAGAGTGTACATATGTACTTCTAATGTACCGGGTTCTTTACGAATACCGACAAACACAGTATTGTTATGACGAACAAGAACAGCTTTCTTTGCGTTGATTAAAGCAACAAATCCTTTTAAGAGATTATCTTCTTCTTTACTAAAACCACCACGAGCTAAGTCTTTTTTAATAATCTCTGTTGAAGTATATTCTTGAGCTAGAGCCATTATAGTGTTCTTCCAGTTTTAACATAAACATCCAACTTCTGAATAGATAGTGAATTACCGTTAATGCTAGACTCTAAGCCTAGCTGAATCACACGACCAGAGCCTGAAGTAGGTATCTTTAGTTTCGTGATTACAGAACCACCTGAATATTTACCAATACCGTATTCTGCAATGCCATATTCTGCAATAGAAGACGCATCTAAAGTAACTGCTTGTGAAGTGTATGCACCCGCATAGTCAAAATCCCATTTAATGGTGACATTCTGTGATGCTCCACCAATTAAAAAGAAATCAGCACTCTTGAGCATCTTCAATGTTGTTGGTGCTGAATAGTCAGCATAGTTGGTATAGTATGCTAGAGAGTATGCTGAAGAGTTATCAATGTAACCAGTATACAAACCAACATAACCAGCTTTACCTAAATACAAAGCTGTTGTTGTTGTAGTGCAAAAAGCTGTTGGTGCTACATCCCATGTTGTTACACGAGAAGCTCCATCTTGTAACTGTGTTCTAGTATCAAAACAATAAGTCTTTACTACGGTAGGTAAAGACAATAAATAGAAAGCATCTAATGGTGAATAGATTGCTTTAATCTTTGTACGGTCAGTTTCAGTTGCTACATCCGCTAATAAGTCATCACGAACATTTTTAGACAAATCTCTCAACGGAGCAGATTTCTCTTGAATCACTCGCATCAGTGAACGCACACCTGTTTCAGACAAGAAGATAACATCTGTACCTGTCTTTTGTACTGAATCACGAGCGATGCAACCAACACCGCTAATCATGTCAGAAAGAGTTAAATTAGCAGGGTCTTTAGCATTGCTATAGATAACTACATGGCGAGTACAGAATATAATCAAGAAACCATTATGCTCAGTAATAGCTGTAATAGGGTCGCCATCACCGACAACTTCAGAAATGTTTAGTCTTCCTGCAGTACCAGTGCTATAGTTTAAGGCATTGACTAAATCTGTAAAATAGACTGTTTGTCTGTCGCCAGTAATGTCAGCAACCCAAGTGCGTCCATAAGCCGCTAAAGAACAATTAGGAGTAAAGGTAGTAGTAGTGTATCCTGACGGTACAGTTCCTAAGTCGCCTAATCTTTGAAACCCAAATGCTGTAGTTAAATAATTTAATAACAATACTGGATGACCAGCTTGAACTACAGTAGCAAATGCTTTAGTTTCACCAGACTGTTGAATGTTAGATACTTGCCAATGGTCTGCAGTAATAGTATAGCTTACATCAGCACTGTCTGCAGCATTACGGACATTCTTCTTAACTAATGCACTAGACTCTTCAAGAAATAGTTTATTGTTACCAGCAGCAAATAATACAGTATTGTTGTCAGGACCACGAACTTGTGCTAATGTCTTAACAGCAGAAGTGCTTAAATCAGAATTAGTAGCATGAACTGGTGTCCAGCCTTTACGAGAACCAACACGACCAAACTTATCAATAATACAGTTTTGAGCAACTAAAGCATATCCAGATTCTAAAGTAACACCAGAGTCCTGAGTATTTAAACCCATGAACCCCGGAGCTGCAATCGTAGCGGCTTGTAGTGCTTTAGACATTAATTAGCAACCCATTCAGTGTACTCAGTGTGGTGTGCAGCTTGAATAGCAATGTTGTCGCTTAAAGAAGATTTGTACAAAGCCCATGCTTCGCTAGAATTCAATCCATTGTCCTCACCACGCTCAAGCAACGCTCTAGCATAGGCATTAAGGATAATAGGAGTTGCAGGAGCTAATATCACAGTACCGTCTGAAGACAAATCTGCTTGAGGTACAATAGCGTCTAAAATCAATGTATAGACTTTATCTGGCTGTGGATAAACACTAACTTTAGTATCGCCTGTTGATGAATCTACTGTACTAAAGGTATAATACATTGGTGAAGATGTTTGAGGTGTGCCAAAGGTCGTAAACCGATTCATACGCTCTGCAGTGATATTAATCATTGCATAGTCTTGACTGTCGTTTAGAAAGTCTACAACACGAAATCTATCACCTAAGCCAGTAACTGTGTAATCATATTGACCAGCTACAGTAGGAACAGTAAAATAAGTAGTTAAGGAATTCCACTCGTAAGCATCTTCTACTTGTTTTTTAGCGTCATTAACCAGCTCTCCAATTAATTTGGAATAGCTGTTTTCATTGACTGTAGCAACTTCTGTCTCACGCAATCTACGCAAAACAGAGTTAACAGCTTGTAGGTAAGTTGTTGCCATATTGTTCCTTAGTTTATCACACTTTTGTCAATGTGTCAACAATTATTTTATTTACAATCCCACTTCTTTAATGCTAATGCTTTACGAGTAGGTCTGCCTTTTTCGTCCTTCATAGGACCGTCAACACCACTCATACGAGCACAGAAGCTCTTGCGTCTACCAGCAGCTTTGGGGGACTTTGCAGCCTCTTTAGCAGACACTGGTGGCTTTAGCTTAGAACCAGTAGTCTTGTTATAATAGTCTCTACCTTTTTGGTTAAGACCACCTTCAGGGTTCTGATAAACCTTCTTAACCATTATTTTTTCTTCTTAGCTGTCTTAGCAGAGTCTTTAAAGTCTTTAGCAGTAGGAGCACCTTTGCTACCAACTTTACGCATCTTCTCTCCAGAGCCTTCAGCGATACGCTTACGCTTTGCAGCGATATTAGAATAGAGTCCTTGCTTCATTATCTACCTCTGCCAGCAGACTTCTTCATTGGCTTCTTAGCCATTCCAGCTTGACTCATGGCAATAGCAATAGCTTGCTTACGAGACTTCACTACAGGACCAGTCTTAGAACCAGTATTTAATGTACCTGATTTGTACTCAGACATTACTTTACCAATCTTAGCTGATTGCTTTTTAGTTTCTTTCATGATTTATCCTTATAGAAGTTCAGTTACAGATAATGTAGAAGATGTTACACCAGAGTCTTTAATAACAGCAATCTTGTCTCCGGGATTTACTCTAACAAAGAAAACATTATTAGTAGTAGCCATTGGACTTGTTGTAATAGATGCAGTAGGTGCTGTACCGATTGCAAAATGACAGTGACCTAAAGATACAGCAACACGAATCATGGTTGTGTTCTGACCAAAAGCTGTTGAAGCTACGCTAGAGTTGGTAACAGTAAATACTTGAGTTGTTCCTAAAGCAGGAACTCCGTTTGCTACTCCGTTAGGGTCTAGTTGAAATGTACTCATATTATTTCCTTATTTTAAAGTTAGTAAATACAAAGTTTCTAAATATTGACCAACTATTTCATCAACAATATTTTGCAGTGCAGTATCGTTCTTAGGGATTGCTTTATAACGATTATTCTCAATCCAGTGTAAATGCTTCTTTAGCAATGTCATTGGTGTTTCTGTATAAATACCCGGTTCAATCAATGCTGGTATTTCAATACGACCTTTTCGTCCCTGATATTTTTCCATCAATGAATCAGTCAATTCAAGGATAGACTCATAGAACTCATTTAAAGTCTTATGTTGTGAAAAACTAACAGTATTCCAATGTTGCTTATGAGCAGCATCTCTACTGGATAATAACAAAGCAATTAAATCTGGAAACATGATAATCCTAAAATTAGTGTAGTTTAAATGCTACGGTAGCTAACAAAGCAATAATAAAGCCACAAGAACCTATCAGAATCTGTTCTAAGCGTTTTAATCGTCCGTTGATACCTAGATACCTTTCTGCACACACAGCCTCGTGTGAGTTCAATCTAGCCTCTGTATTGTCAATTAATTCGCTCATATTAGCCTACCAAAGCCTTTACTTCATCTTGGGTTAAACCTAATGCGGCTAGTTTAGATAATGCAGAAGCCTTTGCATCTATTGGGGCTTGTTTAGCATTAATAATTGCTTGTTTTTTAGTTTCGTTTATAACAACTTGACCATTCACTAATTCCCAAGCATCAAAATATTCTGTTGGCAAAGAGTCAGAATCAACAATAATTGAACCTTCAGGTGTATCTTTAATTTTTACTTCTTCAATAGGTAATTCGCCAGTAGGAATGGTTACAGATACACCACCATTTTCATTTGTAAAAATAATTACTTGTGCCATGATTTATCCTTATGAATTAAATACTGTTACTGAAACATCAACGGCGGGTAGTGCTGCACCACCACTTCCAGTAACGCAATAAACATTAATAGTAGATGTTGTTTTAGCACCGTAATAAGCTATGGCATTTTGCCCAGCAGAAGAACTATTGTTTACAGATGTTTGTACTGCAAAATTAGTATTTGCCAAAGCATTGGTAATATTTACAGTCCAATTTCCTGTACTATTTGTAGTTATAGAACTAACATTAAATGAACCATTAATTGTTCCTGATGTATTACCATTACCACCTTGATAATTTACCCAAGCCTTTACATAATTAACATTTGCAGAAGAAGAAACCCAAGTAGTACCATTAGAAGTTAAAACATTTCCTGTTGTGCTTGGGGCTACTGTTTGAAAAGAAGATGTTCCGTTTCCTAATAAAACAGCATTAGCACTAAAAGTTGACGCACCTGTACCGCCATCAGCAACAGTTAAGTCTGTAATACCAGTAATTGTGCCACCAGAGATAGTTTTATTAGTAAGTGTCTCAGTACCTGCTAAAGTGGCAAAGTCACCATCAGTCAAAGCAGTATTAAACTGTGCTATAGTACCAGACACAGTATTAGAACCGAGAGCAACTGTCTTGTTTGTGAGTGTTTGTGTAGCAGTATTAGTTGTGACTGTATCTGTACCAACAAGTAAATTGCCGCTAACAGTAATGTTAACGGCAGTTGCTGTACCAGTTAATGCCGGAGATGCTAAATCAGCCTTAGTCTGAATCGCTGTAGCAATGTTACTATATTCTGTATCATGCTCAGAACCACGAATAATCTTTAGAGGATTACCAGTAGATAAACTATCTTTAGAAGTAAAGTTAGTTGTTTTGGTATAATTTGCCATGCTTATTCCTCAGCAGTAGTTTTCTTGGTAGTCTTTTTAACTACAGTCTTTTCTTCTTCTTTAATTTCTTCTTTAACTTCTTCATAAGCAGGATTAGAACGAGTTGTGACAATGTCTACTTCATGTTCAAAAGAAATAAAATTACCAGATGCAATACATTTAAACTTTACCATTTATATCTCCACAGTTTATTTTAAGACTCTTGATAGAGTACTAAAGTAAACTGCCCCAGCAGTTTCTACCGGGGCAGAGTAAATCAACTAGCTATTAAGCTGGAACAATCAAAGCAACAGTGCTGTAATCACGCAACTCAGCAACACCGTAGAGTGTGTCTGCAGTGAACAATGTACCGAGGTACTCTTGTTTGTACTGAGTCTGTGAACGAACACCCATCTGCTCAACGAGTACCAAACCATCTTTGTGACCCATTAAGCAAGCACGAGCTGCAGTAGAACCAGAAGTTGTGTCAGCGTTAGAAGACACAAATACAGGCATACCGTACAAGTTACCGATTTCACCATTGCGGATGGTGTTGTTTGAACCAACTTCACCCACAAACGCTTGCTCAGTGTAACGAGCCAAGCCCATCAATGTGTTACGGCTTGATGGAGGAATGATGAAATAACGACCATCCATTGGAACATCGCTGTCATCCAAACGCTGGATAGCACGACGGATACCAGCATCAGTCAATGCAGAAGCGTTGTTTGAAGCAGCAACATACAATGTAGAACCATCACCACCAATGTAACCCTTAGTGTAAGCTGCAGTAGCTGCGCCACCTTGAGCGATACGACCTAATTGGATAATGTTGGTATCAACTTGTTTAGCCAAAGCATAACCAGCGTCATCTGTGTAGAACTGACGCAGTGAAGACAATGCTTGAGCTTCGACAATATCTTCAATCAAACGGCTATATTCATAGTGTTTGTCGATAGATACTGTTACTTCTGACTCACTTGCAGCAATCAAAGTTACTTGAGTTGATGCAGACTTAGCAGATGCTGAACCACGAGTTGGAACAGGGATATGAACTGTATCGCCTTTCTTACCTTTGAAAGACATCTTCTTGATAAGGTTAGCTGCTACTAATGATTTTTTGTAAGCAGCGGCAATCTCGTCACTCCAAATTTCTGGGATGAATGTTGCTGCTGTTGAGACCGTTACATGGTCTGTACCTAGTGCCATAATATATTTCCTTTAAATTATAAATTTTAAAATTACTTGACTCGTCCTTGGGCATAAGCACTCATGATTTCATCTTGAAGTGCCATGTACCTGTCAGGGTCTGTCATTCTCAGTTTAATAAGGTCTGCCCTTCGATAAACCTTTTTACTAGATTCACCAGTTCCGCCTACATCGACAGTTGCTGCTTTCATTGCTGCATCTTGAGCTTTAGCTTCTACAGCGTCTGTTTTCTGAACTTGTTGTGTCTGACGAATTTGTTTAATCTCTTTGTAAGTAGACAACAATTCGTTAGCACTATCAAAATCATATTCAGCGTCTGCTTTAGCAAACATATTCAATCGAATAGGGGAAGCCTTAACCCAATCTTGGAAACCTGCATCTTGTACAATTGTTCCAAAATCAGGATGTTTAGCCGACAGTTGTGCTGCCGTCTTATTCTTCCTTAATTCCATTGCTGTTTGTTTAGCTTCAATTACAGCAGGGTGCTTCTCAACTGCTCTTGCGACTGCCCTAGTTGGGTCTACAAAAAAGTCTTCTTCAAGCGATTCTTCAATTGAGGCTGCGATTGGTTTGTTGGAATCGAGTTGCTGTTTTAATAACTGGTCTGCCAAACTACGAACTTCATGCACCTCGTTTGCTTGTCTGCCAATGAGCTTTTCAGCTTCTTGGTGCATCCTAGCAATCTCTATAGCAGACTTACCTTTATACTTCTCTGGTAACTCTTCTACTGGTGCGTTTACTTCTGGGGTTGCTTCTGGTACACTAGAAGTCTCATCAGTAATATTATCGGCTGTTTGGTTTTGGTTATCTAACAGTTCGTTATCATCAATCAATTGTGCTGCCATTTTTAAAGTCTCCTGTCACCGTATCAAGTGATTTTAGGATTTATAATCTAAGGCTCTTTCGAGGTGTCTTAGGCTTGGTTCTGCTTCTGCTCTTGTTTCAGTTTCTGTGCTCTGTTTCTAGCCCATTTATCAGCCGCTCCAGAGAAATTCCCTGAGAATGGTTCTAAATAGATAGTAGGAGTTGAAATCTGTCTTAAAGCAGTTTTACTACAAGTTTTACACGATACTTCTGTCACCTCATAACTAACAAAGTGTTCGTGTAAATGGTTATCCTCACAGAGGAAATCAAATACCCTTAGAGCCATTATGCTGAGTCTCCCGACATGAGCTGCTCATAGGACTGCTCAGAACTACCTTTTAGGCTTAACAACCACTGAAGGATGTCAAGTTGTCCCTTTTTAAGGTTTAATTCTGATTCATTCTGAATTGGTAAAACATTATTCAAAGCGTCAAATATCTTTTGAGCGTCTTCAATAAGGTCTTTCCAACCTTCTGTAGCCATCATCGAGAATCTTGCCTCGTAATAGGCTTGTAATTTTTCATCCATTCTTTATCCTTTTGGAGAATGTTAGTTAGCGCTTACTTACATTTATAGCCGTATTTTACCACAACTTTATAAAAAAGTCAAGCTATTTTTTAACTAATTATGCGTCTATAGCACCTTCATAATCGCTAAAGGTCTTTAATACTTCGTAGATTGCAGGGATTAAATCACCCTTTAAGTCCTCAATAGCAATGTAATGAGCATTTTCTTTAACTGTAGCCATGTTGCCATGTCTTGCATCTTCGTTATAGTAAATAGCTACTTGTACTTGGATTTGGTCTTTTGTACCAAAAAAGTTAGTAATTCGTGCGTATGCCTGTGGTGCTGGTACACCAAATTGAGTTGATTCTAGGTTAAGTTGTAGTGCCATGATTGCTCCTTAGTAAGCCATTTCAGTTGTTTTTATAGAACATACAGTTCTGATAGTTGTTGCCGCTTGCCCTGTGAAAGTTACTGCTAAACCACCATTAGTAGTATCTGCCGCTAATGCTATTGTCCATGTTGCCGCACCCACATCAGCGTACATGGATGTGACTGTAGAGCCTACAAGGGCAGTAGAACCAGCATTAGCACCTCGTTTGATAACACCTTCAATAGTCCAGCCTTTAGTGTTACCACCGCCAGTTACTCCTGATATAACTTCACCTCTAAAATAGTAAGCAGAGTTGTTAGGCAGTATTACTTGGTTGTTAGTAGTTGCCGCACTACCATCTGAAGTAAGTGCTGTAGCTGTAGCGTTGGTAGTTTGAGTTCTTACTACTAAAATAGCTGTTTGACAATCCCCTGTAGTAGATATGGCATTTGAAGCAATTACAAAACTATTGTTAATTGACCTAGATGTTCCATTTACTCCTGTAACACAAGAATAATTACCACTTGAGGTGTTTCCGTTTCCACCAATTACTATTGAACCAAAGTTTGATGCAGTATTTGAAAAACCACCGCCAACAAAGGATGCCGCACCACTAGCTGTGTTACCATTTCCATTTACACCATCATAAGTTCCACCACCGCAAACAACAGAACTTATACCTGAAGCTGTGTTTTTTGACCCACTACCGACAAAACTCCAATCTCCTGATGCTGTATTCCTATTAGCCGCAGTTCCAGCGTTACCACCACCACCAATAAATGAATAACTACCTGTAGCTTGGTTATTACCACCGCCTACTACTACTCCATGAGGAGTAAAGAAAGATAGAGTGCTTGTAGATGAACCTGATGCGGCTTGGGAAAGGGTAAGACTTGTTCCTGATATGGCGGCTACATAAGTGTTATTTGCAATACTTGTGCCAGTAATAAATTGACCCACTTTAATGTTAGCGTTACTGCCTGACAATGTAACCGCAGTAGTAGCGTTCATTGTACCGCTTTGGGTAGTTACTGCGGCATTGGCTGTTCCTGAGTTGGTATATCCACCGCCAATAAAGTTGTAATACCCTGCTGATGTGTTTGAAACACCGCTTCCTATAAAAGCACCATATCCTGATGCTGTGTTTACAGAACCACCCGAAACAAAAGAATTTTGAGCGCTTGCAGTATTTTGAAAACCAACTACAACCCCTGAATAAGTACCTGATGCTGTATTGTTAGTGCCACCAACCACTATTGATTGAAAACCACTAGCAACCTGACCAGCACTTCCTCTAGCCATTTGCCAATCAACAGCATTAGCACCCCTAGCATTACCACCTACTGTAGAAGATGTAGTAGCTTGTGCTTGTAATGCTCCTGTTCCTGCTGGAGAAACATAAAGAGAACCATTAGATTCTAGTCCCAGTCCTGCTACTCCACTAAAGGATAGGGTAGGAGTTCCGTAGATTGCTGTAGTGGTTGTAGGGATGTAGGTGTTGGTTGTTGAGCCTAATTCTAGTTGTGCGCCATAAACAAAAGTATTTACAAATCCACTAGTATTTCTGTCCTGAATACATATTGCCAAAAATGCGTTTAATGCAGTAAAAGTTACAGAAAATCTTTGCCAAGATGTTGTTGCAGTAAAAGTTCCATAAATATTTCCACCATTATCTACAACACTAAAAACTCTAGTTCCAGATGCAACTTGACACCAAATACTTGATGTATAAACAATACCAACAACTAATGATGTATTGGATTGTAAGCCTTGAAATTGAGTGTTAAAACTTAAAAGATAAGCGTTTGAACCGCCAAAGGGGTCAGATTGACCGCTAGTTACTGCTAAAGAACCATTTTTTGTCCAAGAAGCATTTGTAAATGTATTAGATTGTAGATATAAATTCTGCCCAGTTCCATTTAACCTAGCTGTCTGTCCTGTAATAGTAGTAAATGTACCTGCGGCTGGGGTAGTGCCACCAATAACTGTGTTGTCTATTGTGCCACCTGTGATGGCTACGGCACTTGCCGCTTGTGTTGCAATAGTTCCAAGACCTAGATTAGTTCTTGCTCCGCTTGCTGTTGATGCACCAGTACCGCCATTAGCTACGGCTACTTGCCCTGTAATATTGGACGCAGGTAAAGTTACACCGCTAATTGCACCGCCTGTGATGGCGACATTGTTGGCATTTTGAGTTGCCATTGTTCCATAGGTAGCGATAGTTGCTTGAATTGCAGCAATAGCGTCTAAGACTGCTTGTGATGTAGAACCAGTTCCAGCAGTTTGTACAGAGTGAATATTCTTAGCAACATCTAGTGAAACGATTGTACCTGCATCAATCTCACGACCATCAGATAAAGTAATAACTAAAGAGCCATCAAAGTCTACCTTAGCATCAGTGACAGAAATACCATCTTCACCATCTTTACCGTCTTTGCCATCTACTCCGTCTTTACCGTCTTGACCTTTGTAGCCATCAACTCCGTCACGACCATCACGACCTTTTTCACCTTTAGGACCAGCAACACCCTGTTTAGCAGGAGTATTGTTAAGTTCAACCAGTTTAGCTTCTAAGTCAGATTCAATCTTCTTTAAAGCAGAGATAACTAAGTCTACATTCTTACCAATAGACTCTTCTCGTTTAGCTTTAGCCTCAACAATGGTTTGTTCAACCGCTGCTAACGCTCGTTGCTGTTCTTCTAAGGAAACAGTTTCGTTTCCTATTTTCTTGATAAAATCTTTAATATTAGCCATTATTTAGAGAGCTTTGCAGTCAGATTGTTTAAGAAATCTTCTTCAGTCTTTCCTATTGTAGCAGATTTATCTAACATTTGCATTTCAACAATCTTAGTATTGTTCTTTAGGTCTGCTTCTTTTAACATCAACTCAGCAATCTTCACTCTTCTATCAAATTCTACATTTGCTTCGTTACCTTGTTGTGGTAAGTTGCGAGAAATAGAACTTAATACCTTAGCTTCAGTCTCTTTAGGAGCTAACTGAGCCTCAACCATCGTTTTCTGAGCATCAGCCATGTCTTTAGCAGCAGAAGCGTCCAATTGCTTGATTTGAGCCTGTGCAGCCTGTAATTTAAGCTGTTGTTCTGCTTGTTGTAGCTGTTGAACCTGTGGATTAGGTTGACTCATCTGGTCTAATGCTTGTGCAAGCTCTGCTTTATTAGACAAACTGGAGTTTCCGATGATTCCTTTGAGAATAATTGGCAATACTGGTGTATTTGGTCCTAAAGTTTGTAGTAAAGCAATGAATTGTTGCTGTTCATGCTCACGAGCCATGATACCGAGGGTAGCAGTTGGCATAAACTTGTAGTCTTTAGAAGGATAACGCTCAGGGTCAAACTGCATATAACGATAAGCAGCCTTCTTAATGAATGGAATCAAGAAATCTTCTTGGAAATTAGTCAATGTACGCTTGTATTTCTTAATAATACCAGCCATTGCCATAGACATACCACCTGTACCAGCGTCACGAGGGGCTTGTGAAGGCATGCCTGACGAATCTACAGTACCAGTAGCTTGTAAAAGCATACGCTCAAAGTTCTGTGAGGTAGCAATATTAGTCTGGTCTGTCTGACCGAACTTGAATGGAAACAGAATCTCTGAAGGAGCACCGTTAGTAAGGATTGCTTTACCGGGTTTAACTTCAAATTTAGCACCCCTAGGAAGCCTTGTAGCGTCCATAGCAATCATTGGTGAGGTGGTGAGGGCTAGACTGTCTAAATGACTGCGTAGCTGGGCATCTATAGCCTTTTGCATATTGTATGCTTTTTCAGCAGTGCCACGACCCCAGAAACGATTAGGGACTGTATCGTCTTGGTATGCAACGATAGGACGGTCTTTCATCATGTAAGGAGACTTCTCTGCTTTGAGAAGCATAGAGTCGTTAGCAATGACGATAATCGCTTCTACAAGGTCAGCATAATCATCAGCAACAGAGTCATCTGGGAACAAGTCAACAACTTCTTCACCGTCATTTTCCAACTGTTCAATGTATTCACGAGGAACTAAACCATAATAAGTTAATAGACGAACTTTACCATCTTGGAACTGTTTAAGTTCTTGAGTTGGCTCTAAGGCAGTGTCATCAGAAGCATAGCTGATGTTGACCTTACGATAGATACCCTTTTCCATGCCTTCCACAATCTTGTGAATAGACACAAACTTCTCAACAGCACAACCTAGTGCATCTTCAACAGTAGAAGAGTTAGGGTCAATGAGGAAGTTCTTAGGATTTACTGGGTTTAATTTAACGCAGGTGTACTCACGCTCAGTGACACCGTAAGAGGCTTGCATAGAGCCGGGTATTTGCTGAGTAGAAGGAATATACTCTTTATCTTTTTTAACTACAATCTCACCGATACCAGTACCGTAAATCTCTGCCATCAATTCGATTTGGTCAATCTGTTTACGAACTTTTTGTTTTTCTAAATCTTCTTGTAGCTGAATCTTCAGTGCAGCGACATCCATAGGTTGGTCGTCACTAGCGTCATCTTCGATGTCAAAGTATTCGCCATCACCGAAGATAGCTTCCATAATCTCTGCGTGACGAGTCTCAATAGCTTGTTGCGTTGCAGGAGAAATAATACGACTACGCTCTGACTCACGAGTACGGTCTTGAGCTTCCCACTCACCTCTAAAGATTCTTTCATATTCTTCCCAATCATCTAGGAAGTTTTGGTCACGATAGTCTCTCCATAAGTCAGTGTGTTCAATAACGAATGAGATAATCTCTTTATCTGATTCAGTAGGTTCATCCCACTGAGTTGATTCGTTGTTGTCTTTCATTTGAGCCATTTTAGTCCCTGTTAGTATCCGCTTATAATATCCATACATTCATATTCTTCATCAGCATCGTCAAAGCTATAGGTTGTTACCGCTAATTGGTCGATGTAAGACAAAGCATCGGGTAAATCGTCGTGAACTTGATTTGTAGGGAACATCAACAACTGGTCTACAAACTCATCAAAATCACCTTCAGCGTTTAGACTAACTTGACCATGCTCAAACCTACCTTGCAAAGCCCAAATCACTCTATCTACTTTTTTCTTATTTCCATGCGTTAAATCAGCGATATGAGCGTAGCAATTGTGCTGACGCATCAAGTTACTCAAATAAGGCAATACAGCGTTCTTTAATGCTCCTCGCTCAATCCCTACTGCCAACGGCTGGTACTGGGCGATATTCTTAAGTATTCGAGTCGATGTCTCTTCAATATCCCAACGACCTGCTTCAATCTTGTCAACAAACCATTTCCCATCATCAGTTACTTTAACACACGCAATAGCGGATTGGTCTAATCTTTTCTTAGAGGCACTAGCGTTCTTAGCCACTTCTTCAAATCCAGCTAAGTCAATTGCAATGTACCAACTACCAGACTTAGGTTCATCTCCGAACTTAATCCATTCTTCTTTAAACAAACCTGCACCAGCGTTGTTAAAGGAAGACAAATATTCTTGTCCAAACGCAAAGGAACTCAATGTCCTCTTAGCAGCTTCAATCTCTTTAGGGTCAATGGTTTCGTTATCTGCAGTGGTAAAGTGCCAAGACTTCCACTCTTCATCGTCACCGGCTTGTCCTAGCTGATACCAGTCATAAAAGTGATTACGACCAGAAGGGGTAGAAATAAACATGGCTCTACCTTTTTTATCAGACAAAGATGCTCGTAATACCTTTTCCCAAATCTCTGCTTTAATAAACGCACACTCGTCCATCACCAGATATGTCAAACTGACACCACGAAGCGAGTCAGGATTATCTGCACCACGAACTAGAATCTTACGACCATTAACTAAAGTAATTTCTAAGTTGTTAATGTGAGCAGACTTAATAATCGGTCTACCTAGGTCCATCAACAAATCCCAGATAATCGTTCTAGCTTGTCCTAGTGTTGGGGCAACATACATCACACTTGAACCTTCAGGACAATTTAACCCTTCAATCAATAGGGTTACTGCAGATAATCTACTTTTACCACAGCGACGACCCGCAGCAATAACCTTAAAGCGAGTAGTGTCTTTAAATACATCTTGTTGCCACTTTAGCAGACTGAAGTTCAAATCTGCCATTATTCTATATCCTTTATGACTACATCAGTATATTCATTCTCAATTACTTCTGCAGCTTCTACCGTTGGCGAATTAATGCCAGTGATATTAATACTAATCTGCGGAGTACCGCCACCAGACTTTGCCTCAAAACTAGACAGCGGTAACAGTCGTTCTCCACAGAACTTTAACATTGCACCCTGTGCTGGATGACCATCAGCAAGAGCAGTTTCAATAATCTTGGTAATCACAGTGTCGCCAGCAGTAGCTAACAACCTTGCTTTAAACTCGGCTATCCGGGCTGCATCTCCGGGAGGTCTGCCCAGTATGCCGGGATTCTTTTTCTTGGCGATAGCCGCCTTCGTTGGGCGACCACGCTTAGGTTTACCGTTAACTACTTCTCGTCTTTTAATCTTTGGTCTTTTTGGTTTTTCAACCACCAACACCTCTTTAGAAGACAAATCATCATTGCTCAAAGTCTTTATCCTTATAGGAGACACAAAAAAATTCAAAGCCCTACTAATACTATAGAGTGCTGTCGTAGACCGTTGTTCGCTATCGTAGAGGGGAACTACCTGTCGGTTATTCGTTCCCCATGCTACAGTACACTATAACTTGTCGTCCCGAAGGGGACTGTCCCGATTACTTTATAGTGTGTTGCTGAACTCTTGTAAAGCGATTTTAGCATACTTTCTTACTTTTGTCAAGCATTATTTTATAGACCCTACACTAGGTATGTCTTTATCGTAGCGGGGCTACCCTATCGTTATTAGCCTCCGCAGACCTGCTTCGCAGTGAGCAGTTTCCATTATCAACTTTATTGATAACTTTATCTTTTATTATCAACTATTTAGGTCTATGCCAGCATAAGTCCTATTTTACTCTTTTGTGTACGGTGTAGCATCCCACAATATTATACTATAACATCAACCCCCTCCCCCCTATGTCAACTTACAGCGTTGTTTCTATACCACAGTGTTGTATCTACGCAACAGTATCGATGTTAGTGAGTACTTACCAACATAGGTGCTTAATTATTAGGCAGTACTATGTTGCCTAAATAATAGGCAGTGTGTATTGCGATGATGCACCACCACAGGGGGACTAAGTTAGACAATCCAGTTAGTATTAGGGTAAACCCTTAAGGGAATGTCCCTATAAAATAATTGTATACTTTACCGGATTTATACCGTTATACTTACTAGGTAATACAATTTAACAGTAGATAAGAGGAGCAGCACCATGACTAAATCAGACTTTGTAGCAATATGCAATGAGAAAACCATTGACCCATCGATAGCATTAGAAAATGAAGATGTAAGGCAAGCAATAAAGCTAGACGATGTTTATTGGCTAGTTGCTATTCTGGACAATCAGTTTTAATTAGTTGTATACTTAAACCGTAGTATCTTAACTTTAGAGGAATTAAAATGAACATCAATGAAAACCTTTGCAACAATGCTTATCGCAAGATTGCCAAACTACTCACCAAAGCCTCAGAACTTGGAATGGACTTATCCGGAGATGGTGTAGCAAGTGAGAATAATTCTAGCGGTCATGTATATCTTGCAATGACTGACTATAATTTCACTTTATTCATTAGCCTTGGGTCTGATGACATTCAAGCCCTTTGGTATTCTACTTATGACGGTGAAGAAATTGAAATCACTGTAGGTGACATGAGTCTAAGCGACTTAGAGGCTTGGGCATCTGAACTGGACAAACAAGCGGAGGAAGTTTAATCATGGAATACGCAATTGGAACTAAGTTTTTATCAGGCGGTAAACATAAAAGAGAATGTATCGTTACTGACATTCTCAAGACTTACAATAGTGCAGGTGACTTAGTTAAAACTAGGTATCAAGCAAGTCACGAATTTATGGGGCAAATTGTTACTGATTACGATGTTATTGCAGTTACAATCGCTAGAAACTTAATTAAAGGGGAATAATCATGATTAAAATTAATATTGAAGAGGTTTACACAGGCGGAGGTTGCGAACACCTCTCAATCCAGTTCATCGATTATGGTGTGCAGTTTGACATCATGAACGCTGATGAATACTCTACTAATGAATTGCCAGAAGATGGCAAACCATTTTGCTTTAATCTCAGCAAGATTGGTGAGGGCATGGACGGTAATTATTTACAAACATCTGACAACTTTGAAAACTATCAAAGCAAAACTATCAAGGATTTCTGTTTGGGGTATCTTGCTGCCTTGAAGCTAAAACCAGTTGTTGAGGTTGAACCTGAGCCATATGACATTGATGGATTGTTTGCATCTATTACTGACATCTATCAGCAGTATGATGATGGTAGTCTCAGTAAGTCAGAGGCTAACCGGATTGCTAAGATATGTTGCGAGGCTTTTATCGATCATTATGAACTATTTGAAGAGGGTAAATAAAAATGAAATCATTCTTACTGACTGGATTTGCACTCTATAGCGGTGTATTTGCTTTGGTGTATATTATTGTCTATTTATAATAAGGGGTTATATGAAATACCTAAGCGTATGTAGTGGAGTAGAGGCGGCAACAGTTGCTTGGCATTCGTTAGGATGGCAACCTGTAGCATTTTCAGAAATAGAGTCATTCCCATCAGCGGTTTTGGCTCATCATTATCCGAATGTCCCTAATCTTGGGGATATGAATAACTTTAAAGATTGGAACCTAAATGAATCAATTGACATTCTTGTTGGAGGAACACCCTGCCAATCATTCTCAGTCGCAGGACTCAGAAAAGGTCTTGAAGACCCAAGAGGAAATCTTGCCCTCACCTATGTTGGAATTCTTGACAAGTTTAGACCCAAGTGGTTCATTTGGGAAAATGTGCCGGGTGTCCTCAGTTCCAGTGGAGGACGGGATTTTGGTTCCTTCCTCGGGGCGGTGGCTCAACTCGGGTATGGGTTCGCATACAGAGTGCTTGATGCTCAAAACTTCGGAGTCCCACAAAGACGCAGAAGAGTGTTTGTTGTCGGATGTCTTGGAGACTGGAAACCTGCAGCAGAAGTATTATTTGAGTCCGAAAGCTTGTCAGGGGATATTAAACAGAGCAGAAAGACGGGGAAAGACATTGCCAGCTTTGTTGAAAGTAGCTTTGGACAATATCGTGAAGATGTCATCGCAGCAACAAGCAAAGCAAGCGGAGGAGTCTTAGGCGGTGGCTCTGAAACATTCTTAACAGTCTATGAAAATCACCCATCCGACAGTAGGGTTAAAGATATGGGTGAGACTTGTCAGACTGTTACTTCAACATGGGGTAGCGGAGGCGGTAATATTCCATTTGTTCAAAATGTTGCATTCGGTTGGCAGAATAGTTCTAATCAAAGTATGTCAATCGATACAATTTCACCTACACTGGATAAGAGCAAAACTCCTGCCGTTGCAGTTCCATTAACAAATGTAGTTGCACCGACATTGACCGCAAGCAATGACCCTAGTCGCTCACCACAATCTACCGAAGTCACAAATCAGGTTGCCTCTGTCTATGCAGCAAGTACCGCAGTTCGTCGATTAACTCCTGTGGAATGTGAGCGGTTGCAAGGCTTTCCAGATAACTACACTCAGATTCCTTGGAATAAAAAAGTTGCTATCGGTTGTCCAGACGGATTGCGTTACAAAGCAATGGGTAATTCAATGGCAGTTCCTGTAATGAACTGGATTGGAAACAGAATCCATAACTTTACTAAGGGCTTATAAAATGTATCCCTGCAAAACCCCTTGTGGGGATATTGATTGTCTTAACAGTTGCATAAACTCTAAAAAAGGAATTAAGAAAATGCCACAATTTGACCTAGTAAAAACGATTACTTTACATTTTAATTGTGTGGAGGCACTAAGCGAGGCGGACGCTATCGCCTCTATTGAGGATAAGAGCGTATTCGATGCAGACGCACAAGGCGAGGTTAATACATTCGTGCTATGGTCAAGTGAGGAGGAGGTTATTGAATGACATTAGAGGAGGTTGCCGCAGAGTTGGGGATTAGTCACCAGCGTGTCAGTCAGTTGGAGCAGTCCGCACTAAACAAGGTAAGAATTGAATTATCTAAACGAAATATCACTTATGAGGATTTGTACTTATGTTTAAAATTATGGGTTTAATTGCAACATTGCTATACATTGGCGATACATTCGCTCAGTCCTGCACAATTCAAACCATTGTGACTGATAAGGGCATTGTATCCTGTTATATTTGTCCGAATATGCCTCCATCATGCACAAAGGTATAATTATGCAAAATTATAAATGGTTTTACTGGCTGGCTGGAATTACAATCTATACTCAGGTTATGATATGGCTTTTAAGAGCCATTAGACAGGCTTTATAGACTGTTTTTAAGGGTAGTTGAGGGTTATCTATTAACTAAGAGCTAAACGGCTCAGAAAGGCTATATTATGAGATGTCAATGTTGCAATACAGCATTAAATGATTATGAATCTACTGTTAGACATGGAATTACTAGACAATTCTTAGAGATGTGCTCGACCTGTTTACGCTCAGTTGATGCTTACATTCCTTTACAGGTGCGTAATGACCTGTTAAGTGAAAGCGATACAGGTAATGGTGAGTTATTAGATGATGATGAATACATCGAGGAATTCGATGATGATGGGATTGATGATTACTGGCAAGAACGCTAATATTGACCTATATAGTCTATGTTGTTACTGTGCATAGGTTTTAATAGTTTTTACCATTAAGAAACAATCTAACGATAGTCTATGTTGTTAAGGCATTGTAATGAATTTTTGAAATTGTGTCAAGTGTTTTATTTTTGTCTTATCTATTGACAATTTTGTCTTTAGGTTTACAGTTTGTCTTTTATAGGGGGTAATTATGTACGAATTTGAGGAAATGTCGGGTTTAGAGCTGCAATATGCTCAGGAAGAGATGCACAAACACTTCATTTTGGAAGAGATGGTGGCATTGTGTATGCAGTACGGATACGAACCAACAATGGATGATTTTAGAAACCGCTTAAATCAAGTTATAAACCGCTTAATTCCAGTAGTTGATACCGAGGTATAGGCGATGCTAAGATATGCGCTTGTAGCGTGTTTTAGTGCGTTTATGGGGTATTCTATCGCTATGATTGACCTAGACCATCAGGTTTGCGGCAATTATGCTGAAAAGAATAGCGAATGGTATGGTTGGTTGAGTGTTAAGGACGGGATATTTAGATGCTTTTGGGTTGAGTCTAGGTATCCTTATCGAGTTAAACAAGGAATAATTGAGGTAAGAAAATGAAATATTATAGAGAAGAACCAGTGGGAGTTGTTGGCACATATAAAGTCATTAAGACTTATACAGTGTCGGTATATGCTGACAGTGAAAGTGGTTTAGATAGTGCTATTGAAGAAGAAAAAATCAGTGAAGAAGATTTAATTGATATTGAATATGAGCAAATTGGGGTTGATAGTGCAGGACTCTAAATATCTAAGGCACATCCCTTGCGAGAGTTGTGGCAGTAGCGATGCAAACAGTTTGTTTGATGACAATCACCAATACTGTTTTGCTTGCGAGACCTATGTTGCCGGGGATGGCACAACAACACATACGAAAGTAGTTAAACCTATGAATAAGGATTTACAATTTTATGACAATAGCTCTTCTCTTAGTATCGCTAATCGTGGTATTACTTCGGCTACTTGCATAGCTTACGGAGTAAGACAGAATGAAGGTAAACACTACTATCCCTACTATGATGCTGATGGGGTAATGACAGCAGTTAAGACTAGGTTGGTGGAGACTAAAGATTTTAGTATTGCTGGTGACTTCAAAGAAGCTACTCTATTCGGTCAAAATCTATTTACTAAAGCTGGTCGCTACTTGACTATCTGCGAGGGTGAATTAGATGCACTAGCAAGTTACCAGATGCAAGGTAGCAAGTATCCTTGCGTGTCGGTTCGTAATGGCGCACAGGCAGCTTTAAAGGATTGCAAAACGCAATACGAATGGATTGATTCATTCGAGAATATTATTATCTGTTTTGATGCTGATGAGCCGGGGCAGAAAGCAGCTCAAGCAGTAGCGGAGTTGTTTGGTGGTAAGGTTAAAGTAATGAAGCATAAGAAAGGATATAAGGATGCGTGTGATTATCTTGAGAATGGTTCTAGCAAAGAATTTGTTGATACTTGGTGGTCTGCTGAGTCGTATGTACCTGATGGAATTATTCAAGGTAATACCCTCTGGGACATTGTGTCAGCGCCTATTGAAAAGGCTGATTGCGACTACCCTTACGAGGGACTTAATAAACTCACATACGGCATACGCAAGGGGGAGCTTGTCATGGTCACTGCAGGAAGTGGACTTGGCAAATCTCAATTTCTTAGAGAGATTGTATGGCACATACTTAACAAGACAACTGACAAAATCGGACTTATGTTTCTTGAAGAGGGAG